TCAAAAATTTGATGTACCAACAGATGTACTGTTTGCGCTTCGCTGATCATCTGATCGGCCGGGCGGCGTCATGAAATTGAACCACTTCACATACTGACTGAATATCAAGTTGTGCCCCTGGCCGTTCGGATGTGTACGGTCGTAGAGAAACCACTGAGCGTTACCGAACGGTGTGTAGGTGTCGATCACTGGCACCCCCCAGTCCCTGGCTATTTCGTCGACCTTATCAATGAACGCCTTGTAGCCTGGGATGATGGCGTAATTTTCCTTCACCAGAACCACCTGGATCCCCGCTCCCCTCAGAGCTTGAATGATCTTGTTGGTGTTCCTGGTGTACGTTTCCACGGTCAGCTTGTGGTTAGCGTCATTGATTTGAAGGGGGAGGAAAACCACTTCTGGCCTGCGTGGCAGCCGAAGGACCTGATCAACGGAATTGGTTTGGCGTGTAACACTGCTTGAGGGGGTAGCGACGCCAAGGTGATCATTGGTGTCCCAGCCGCTACCGCAGATATTCGCCACGGTTGACGCTGGGTTTCTGGCCTTGAGCATCGCCCTGAGCTTGGTCGGGGCGCTTTGCGGGATATCGCTCTCTATCTGGTCGTCACGGATTTTCCCATTAGACTGCAGTATTGATCGGATATGCTTCCAGTCGTCGCCATAAAAGCCGCACGAAACGCTGTTGCCGATAAAGGCAACATGTACAGGTCGACTCATTTGGTAGCTTGCGACAACATCAACATAATCCATCTAGACAAAATCCTCAGGTTTCTCATCAGCCTACAGCCTACAGAAACCGAGGATCTCAGTCACTTTCGTAATTACGCTACACGCTCAATGACCAGCTCAGACTGGTAAGCGCTGTTGCCAAATACGGGCGTTGTTGCTTGCACGATTGCGGTAATCGTTACCGTGTCGCCTGCCGCCAAGTCCAAATGCCACTCAATGTCGAAAGAGATTTTGTCGGTGAGAACTGCCGTGCCTCCAGCCACCGTTTCGGCCGCTCCATTTTTTCTGACCTCTATGTAACTATTTGTCAGCGAGTAAGACGCACCAGTAACAATCGCATGGGCAAAGACCTTGTAGCGACCTGCTTGGTTGGCAGGAACTGTAAAAACCCCCGTCGAGTTGTTGTAGGCCCGCCGGCGGTCGTAATCCTCGGTGGGAAATATTAGTACGGCACTAACCCCCGACGTCATGGCCTGAGTTGCACCGGCCGCACGTCGAGCCTTTACCGAAACCGGAGACGGGTCATTGATACTCACGCCGAGCCAGTAAGCACCCGGACCATAGCAGTCTGTAACAATCAGTTTTGATGGGGTCACCGGAGTAGGTGAAGTGTCATCTACGATAATCACATCACCATACGTTCCAAGACAGTACATGTTCCTTATGAAGTTTAGGCCGCCTGCAGCCTCGTTCCAGCTATACACACGGCACACAAGGAACCCGCCGTTGATATCGACCCCTTTGCAGCCGTCGAGGAAGATGCTGCCGCCGCTTGGCGCACTGTAGGCGAAGAAGTGACAGTTGACGATTGACTGCCCATTCTGAACGTTGTCGCACCACAAGTTGTATCGAAAGTTGTGGTTTATGTTTACGCCGTTGATGATCCCGTGAGCGTGGTTCGAGCCGTTAGATATACGCAAACCATCCTGCAAGTTGTCAACGATGTGGCCGCCGATGACGTTTACATTACCGGCCGCCGTAACCAAACCGCAGTTGTAGTTACCAGAGCAATATGGGTTGAGAATCGTGTAATACTCGGCGCCAGTACCAGCCACGTCGAGAATCCCGATGTTGTTTCCGGTGCAGTGTGGATTATTGATTGTGCCGTGGTTGCTTCGCCCGGACGTGCTAGAACCTGGAGTTACATAAATCCCATAGCCTGGCATGTCCGAGACGATAGGGCGGTCGATGTACCAGCGCGAGCAATCATTGATGCGAACGCCTGCTGCCCCGGTAAAGGTTGCCCCGCCAGTCCCTGTTATTGCGAACGGGCCGATGATGCTGGTTCGATCTGTGAGCGTTACGTTGATCAGCGTCTCGGTAGTGTTGGCCGTGGTGAAGATGGATCCAGTAAGTAGCCAGGTCTGATTGCTGCCGGGGCTGAAGGTGCCGTCGAGCTTACAGGTCAGGCCGCGAGCATCGATAATGCCAGGGCCAGCAGCAGCGGCCGCCTGGAACACGGCTATGTCATTGGTCACTCCGTCATTTGCCAATGCGCCGAATTGACGGATGTTTCGCTGTCCACTCAGAACAGCTCCCACGGTAAGAAGGTTTCCGCCAGGACTGAACAAGCCAATGCCATTGGCGCCCTTCAAGGGATCAGTGTAACTAGAGAGGTCTTGTACGGAGCGAACCACGGAGTTCGGGAAAGCATAAGCAATGTTTGCAGCGTTATTGATCGGGCCCTGACCGGTCTCGAGAACGCTTGCCACATAATCAAGAACATCTTGCCAATTTGGCGCAGAGCTTGGGTTGCCGGCGGCGGAGGCAAGGTTGATAAGCCCGTTGCCCTTTGCCCGGTAAAAGCCAGAACCGTCAACGTCGTTCACCCCCAGGACTGGCGAACGGCTGGTAGTGGTGAGCAACTGCTTGAGAGCCTGCCAGATTCGGTCGAAGTCGCGGTTCACGGTCGAGGAAAGGAAATCGCCGTTTTCCTGATAATCCACCAGCCTTTGAAACGGTACTTCCAAAACGAAATAGAGATCACCCACAGGCGCGATGGTGAAGGTGACAGAGCTGGTCGGCTGGCCGACACCTGTTTGGGTGTATCCAGATGTTTGCAGGACCCCGTTTAAATAAACCTTGAGGTCGCCGGCCTCGATCACCAGGAACGGTACGGCATAGATGGTGGTGACGCCGTTGGCGGCATAGCGCTTTTCGGTTGGCCCTGGCTGGACAGACATGTGTAGACCCCTTGGTGGCGGCGGGCCCTAGTATTCAACCTGCACGTCGTGCACGCCCGCATCTGGACGCCAATCGTCCCGCCGGACCTCTGTCGGTTTCCCGACTATTCGGCCAATGCGCACAGGGGTTTGGGCGATTGCGCCGGCGCCGGAGTCGATGAAGTCATCATCCTGATCTGTCAGCGCTGGGTTGAAGTCGCGCATCTGATCCCAAATCGTTCGAAGCACATCGATGTGGGCCCACAGGAAGCGCGCCGAGAGAGGCGGCTCGAAGGCGTCGAGGATGCGTTTCTGCTTGTTGGTACTGCTGTGCTCTTCTCCTACGCCGCACCCCGTGCCCTTCAGGGCCTGTTTCAATATCGCGGGAGCGAACCCACCGGGCCCGTTGGTTTCGATGATCACCCGGGGAATCTGGTACTGAATGACCAGTTCCCGGATCTGATAGACCTGGCCGCCGTTGATCCGGTCGCGCTCGTCGAACTCGGCAATCTCACCAGTGAGTCCCTTCGCCAGATGCCAGTACAGTTGCCCCCTGGCGTCCGTGAGGATCAGGGAAAAGGCTGAGGCATCCGACTTGATCTTGCCCAGCGAGCAGTCCCAGTAAGCGATGGCACCGACAATCTGCGTTGAACCCAGGTACATGGCCGCCGCGCTGTTGGCATAGCGCATGGTCGGCTGCACGTCGTAGGGAATGATCCGAGCAGGATCGAGGCGAACCTCCGTGACGGGCTTCGAATGGAGCTGATATTGCGAGTCCCATTCGTTGATCGTGCGGGTTTCGCGCCGGCGGATCTCCAGCGTAGCCATGTCGAAACGCTCGGGCCAGGCGCTGCCCGCGTAGCAGTCGATCAGCGTTCCGGGCGGCTCGAAGAATGCGATACCCGTTTTGGTGACCTGATAGTCCTTGCCCTGCACCAGAACCCGGGCATGCTTGCCGATGCCGGAGAAAACCACGTCAGGCACGAACGGCACGTCATAGGCGTGGCGCTTGGCGTCCTCGATCCTGAATTCCTGGGCGAACATGCGGATGGTCAGGCAGTCGGCCCCCATGCTCTCCAGTTCGTCGTACAGGCTGTCATGGGTGTGCGGCGTGCCTATAAATAGCTTGCTGCCGCCAGGCACCAGGATGTGCGTCTGCTCACCCAGGCGATACCTAAGCTTCTCGCGAGCCTCAGGGGTCTGGATGTTTCGCGGCACCTCAACGTCGTCGTTCTGGCATTCGTCCGCACGGGCCGACGTGACGTTCGACAAAATGCCCTTGGCGAACATGCTCGCGTTACGAATGTCCGCGGCCCCTTCCACCCACCATTGCTCAACGGTGCCCTGGTTGGGCGGCAGCAGGTGCCGAGTAAGCGGGTGATTGCGAATGACGTTCTGTGTGTCACGGCTGGTCTTGTAGGCCGTGGGGTCTGATTCGGACTGGTGAAGAATGCGAAACGTCGGGTCCTTGTAGTACAGCCAGGCGTTGTAAATCGCGAGCAAGGTCGATTTGCCGAAGCCCCGGAAACAACGCAAAACGGCCAGAGGCCCTTTGGCCTCCAGCCACATCAACGCTTGAACGTGGATGAACGGCACATCCCAACGCATGCGCCGCGCCCACAGCATGAAGAAAACCAGTAGGCTGACTTTCTTCTCTGGGTCAGTGGACATTCCCGGCCTTCTGCATCCGCTCGATGATGGCCTGGGCCTCACGTTCGGCGGATGCCAGCTCACCGTCCAGCTCATCAACCGCATGTCCAGCATCTGGTGCCGGCTTCTGCCGATTCATGATGCCGGCGATGTTCACAACCTTGAGCAGTAGCGTCATGGTGGCTGCGGCGTTTTTCTTGCACCAATAGCGGTCGCCTCGCTCCTGCTGGGTAAGTTCTGCCGGCGGCTTCTCCGCGCCAGGCCAGTTGTGCGGATCAACCTCGGTGATGACAACCTCCCCCAAGCGTTCGCTGAGCGCTTGTAGGCGCGTGATCTGATCATCTCTCATGGTCTCGCTCCCACGGCTGCGCCAAGGTTTGGAGCCCGATCCGGCGTCATGTCGCCAGGCTCCCACCAATACGATTGCTTGAATTCCGTCTTGGCCCGCTTCTTCATCCGGCGCAGGTAGCCAGGGCTGAAATATTCCTGAAGCTGGTTGAATATCAGGTGATCGGTGGCCGCCTTCGTGTACCAGAGGTTTGCGCCTGGGGTATGGGACTTGGCGAGACGCACCAGCTTGGCGCCGGTCTGGTTTACCTCGCCTGCCGCCGCGTTGTCCTTGAGCTTGAACACGGCTTCCAGGTCGCCGGCAATCGGCCCGCCAATGGCTGCCAGCGGTGAACTGCCGCCCTGGGAGCTGTCGGAGAACAGGAAGTCACCGTATAGCCCCAATGCCCCGCCCTTGAGCATCGAGGCCACACCAAAGCGCAGGCCAGGGACGCCCAGCGTTCCGTCATCGGTGACGTTCTTCGGGTCACGACCTGCAGCGATCTCGCCCAACTGAATCGCCATTCCGCCCAGGACGGTAGTGGACGCTACCAGCGCGCCGATATATCCAGCCTTGCCCCAACCTTCCTGGGCCAGCCCGCGCCGAACGTGGCGCAGCATCATGGCGATAGAAAAGCTTTTGAACTGCCAGAACGAGCGCATCAGTTCGCCCTTAACGGTGCCACGCTCGACACCACCGTGCATGACGGCCTTCTCCCGGGCACCGGGTTCGATGATCGCCATATTGGTTTCATCCAGCACCGTGCCCAGCAGCTTGGTGGCGGCCTGATCCTTGAGGCGTTGCGGGGTTGTCTTGAGCTGCTGCGCCAACGGCACCAGGTCAGCGTTAGGGATGCGGTAGATGCTGTTCGCCGTCAGTACGGTGTCGCCCGCGCCGCGCCAATCCTCTGGCTGCGCCAGGCGCCACACGGCCCAATCGGTTTCCGTCACGCCCTGCCCGAGCAGGCGCTTGCTGTCGGCCGGGTCCATGGCCGCAATGGTCGGATGCCGCCGGGACATGTCACCCAGGGTATCCATCATGGTGGCGCCGAACGCCCGCTGGGTGCCGGCGGTCAATGCGTTCATGCCAGAGGCCTGCATGATCTTGCTGGCGGCGGTCTGGCTGAACTTCGAGATCCGCCCGGAAATCTGTTCCGTGGTGCCTAGGCCATCAGCCCCCCAACGGTTCAGGCTGCCGATCAACTGATTCAGGCCCAGGCCTGCGCGCTGTGCCATGCGCCGGTCTGCCGCGCTGGCCGGGTTTAGCATGCGTATCTCGTTGGCGAACACCTTCATCACCGGCATACCGTTCATGGATGCGGTAAGGCCCAGGGTTCCCTGGTCGGTGACCGACGTCAGCACGGCAGAGCCCAGGCGACTGGCAACGTTCAAGGCGCGATACGTCTCGAAGCCATTGGCTATGGTTGCCGATGCCGGCGGCTCCCGGGTGCCGGCCACTTCTTCGAACAGATTTTCAATCTTGCGGCGCTGCTTGGCGGTCTTGTCGGACTTCTTCGGGTCGGCTGTGTCTGTGGCCTTCTGGCCCTCATCGAGGAAGTAACGCATCTGGTTGGACGGGTTCGGGCCCAGGGCCTCAACCAGAGCGATGTCACGGGACGCCCGGTCAATGTGACCTATCAGCAGCTCCAGCAAATTGCGCTCACCGTAGGCCTTCTGTGCTGCGATGAAGCTTTCCGCGTCCTTGTAGTGGATTTGCCGCGACTCGCTCCCACGGTTGGCGCGCATGCCGTTACCGGCCGCCTGTCCCGGCTCCAGCTTGTTGACGCCACCGGTCGCCAGGGTCTGCCATGCATGGTTCAGGAAGTCGGTCAGCTCGGCATCGTTCATGGGTGTGCCATCTTCCTTGAGGTACTTGGCCCGGTTGGCCCACTGGATGTGGTCGCCTACCCATTTGGCCTGGTCCTTGGCGACCTTGACTTGCGAGTGATCGCGAGGCATTGACCAATCATCAAGGAAGCCCACATCTCCGCCGGCGCGGTTGAAGCGCTGGCGAAGCTGCTCGGCAGTGTCCTTGAAGGATTTGGCGGCAGCCTTGGCCGTGGCGTTGCCGGAGTCCTGGCCGTGCAGTTCGCGCACCAGCGCAAGGTTTCCGGCTTCGTCCTGGAACAGCCCGAGGAACTTGCCTTTGGTCTGGTCGATGACGTCCAGCATGCGACTGAGCGCGTCGTCACGAATGGCGCGGGTGGCCGATTCAATGGACTGAATGCCGCTCTTGCCGTCCGACGAGAACGCCAACAGCCGATCAAGCCCTTCAAGGGGCTGATCGGGGAATCGCTTCATGTAGCTGTCGATACGGTCATGGGCCAGGATCGTCAGCGCCACGCGCTTTTTCTTGAGGTTGGCTTCATCGACCAGGTCCTTGGCGGACTTGGCGGCGGCCTCGTTGAGCCGGTCAGCAGCAGTCTTTGATTGCCAGGTGGGGTCGGTCTGCGCCAGTTGCTTCATATTCCGGCGCACACGATTCTCGATGCCTTGGATTTCTGGCTGCGTGAGGGGGCGGCCAATGGCCTGGGTTACGGCCTTGATACATTCGGGGCGCATGGGCTTGCTCCTGATGGGATGGGAGCAAGCCTATGGGGCGGGGATAGACGGTTTCCCGACTATTTAGAAACCGCGTTGCAGGAAGCAGGCAGCGGCAGCGGCGAAGCCTCGGGCGTCATCCTGAGCCTTGACGATTTCAGCGTCAGCGCTGGCGAGCATTTCCCGGGCGGACACGGTGATAGGATTGCCGTCGGCATCGATGGCACCGGTGGATATCCGCATATCCTCAACCCTGGACAGGATCTCGTCGGCAACCTGAATCTCTGGATCGGCACTCGGTTTACCGGACTCGCTTACCACCTCAGCCCCCGGTTTATCAGGGTTGGTAACTTTCTCCCCGGCAGACTTACCAGTTTGTTTACCACCAGGTGGTAAGTCAGCCTTCGGTGACGACGCTTCCGGTTTTGCAACTTGTTTTGAGGTGCCGATATCCAGCGGCTTGGCCTGCAACGTAGGCTCGGCGCGCTCGATGTCGTCAAGGATTCGGCGGATTTCCTGCTGTGCCACCTGGGCCATGCTCAAGCGGGTATTGCCCTCGGCCACGCCGGCGGCAAGGGGCTTCTTCTCGAACCCCTGCACAATGGCGTCAGCGCGCTGACTGACCCGCTCTTCAAACCTTCGTGGGAGCGAACCACGATCAAGGGTGTTCAGGTCAGCCCGGGCCTGCTCTGCACTGCGGTTGCCGCTGAGGCTGTCATTCAGGGTGGCCTGGCGGTCGGTCAGGGCTTGGCGCTCGGCATTGATCGATTCCCGCGCCGAACGCTCGGCAGCCTTGCGGCTCTGCCCTTGCTGCTGAAACTCCTTTGCTCGAGCACGGAACGTGTCGTCCAGCCCTTGCAGGCTGTTGGCTACAGTCGATAGCTCGGCCTTCACATCGCGCACGTTGGGCAGAATTCCGGCGGCTTCCTGCTCCAGCTCCAACCGCAAGGTGGGCTCCAAGTCCTGGCGGGCGGATGCCAGTGCCGCGTCACGGCTTGGGGCCATGGCCGGCACATCGTCAGCGGTACGCAGGAACTCCGCGCTGTGGATGCTCTCCGGTAGCACTACAGACTCGCCACGGCTCAACTGGCTGATGGCCGTGCGGATAGCGTCCTGATGCGCTACAGCCGACCGTGGGTTTATCGGAGCGCCTGGGGCGGTATCGATGTCGGCATGCTGGTACGTGCGCTCGGCCAGCGCTGCGTCCACCTGCCTGGTGGTGGGCCGGCGTAGGCCGTTCGCTCCCACACGGCCAATGCCGAAGAATGCCGCGCCCAAGATGGCGTCGGTGGCGATGGCTGTCCCGTCCATGGCCTGGTACTGCGCGGCCTGGGCGGTGTAGCCGTTGCTCTCCAACAGCTTGGCAGTAGCGCCACGCCCGGCCATGCCAAGACCAACGTTCGCTCCCACAGCAATTGCGGCGTCTCCGAGCAATGGCTTGACGAAGCGAGCGGCAGGAAGTGCAGCACCGATACCAACGGTCGCCGCATCAATCGTGCCCTTGTAGGTGGCGGTTTCCTCGTCCAGGCCTTCGGCCATGCCAACCTGCTTGCCGGAATAGCCGGCAGGCGCACCAGCACCAACCGCCGCTCCCACAGGGCCACCGAACGCGGCGCCCACCACGGTACGCGGCAAGACGGCGGCGGCTTCACCCAGGATCTGCCCGACCACCCCAACCTCGGCCGGATCTGGACGCAGGTCCATGACCGCTTGAGCCGTGCCCTGCCCCAGAGTTTCCTGGCTGGAGCGCTCGGCGCTGGTGACGTCTGGCGATCCGCCAAACTTCGGCTCAGGCAGCAAAGCGCTGGCAGCCAGATCGAGGCCGCCCTGCCACAACGAACTGAACCCGGATTCAATGGCACCGCCGGCCTCCAGCCCGCCGCGCAACAGGTTGGGCCCCAGCGTTTCAAGGGCCCCAGTGAAGACACCCGGCTTCGGCCTTTCCTCAGTGCGCTCGAAGCGCTGATCCTGGCTCAGAGCCTCGTTTTCTTCAACCAATCCGTCGAGCCAGCTCATTTTACTTTCACCACCATTGGTTGCTGGGTTGCTGGGTCGATCTGCACACGACCCGCGTTCATCAGGTAATACGAGCCCTCGCGCCCTGGCACTGGCGACAGAGGCATGTCCTCCAGTTGCCCCAACGGGAACTTGGTGCGCTCGGCCATGCCTTGCAGCTCTAGGTCAACAACCCTGTCAAAGTCATCATCCGTCATGCCATACGGTTTGATGACCTTCGCCCCGCCACGCTCGCTGATACCGCCGGTAGCCATTTCGATAGCAGCCTTTGCGGTATCGCTGTCCAAGTCTTCACCTTCTCCGTAGACAACCCCCTTCGCCGCCGCTGTGCCTGCATACAGGGACTTGAAAGCCAGGAATGCTTGCTCCCGCTGCGGTGTTCCTGGAGCCATGGCAGTGCCGATGTGCTCTTCGAAGGCCTCGCGAAAGATGTTGTCTTTGGGCAGCGGCACCGATTTGTCCTTCAGCACCTTGCCGCCGGCCAACAACATCTTGGGCACGTCGGTGCCGTCCTGCCCCTTGAGCCTGCGGAACTGCGCCATGCCGGCCAGTACCGTGATGGGTTGATCGGCTACCAGAGGCTTGATGGCTGCTGCATAGTCAGCACCAGACGGCGAAGCGGCGGCAATTGAACCCAAGACCTGAAGCTTGGTGGCGTCATCTGCCTGAGCCATGACAGAGGTCAGCAACGCGGTCTCTTCTGGCTTGAACGGCACGCGAGCCACCTCAGGGCCGTAGGCCTTGCGCACTGAGTTGACCACGTCGAAGCGCTCAGCGATCTGTTCACCCAGCTTGGCCTGGCCTTCTGGCGTGGTGATGCCCGAAACGTCCAGAGGCGCAACGTCCTGGCCGGTACGCATGGCATTGAAGGTCAGCGGGTTTTCGCGCAGAAGCTTGGTGTTGTTGTCGATGGCAGTTTGTAGCCGGGCGATGTTGGTCTGCTCGACCACACTGGCGCCAGACTTCGCCATCTGGAGGCGCTTCTGGTCGACGTATTGTTGTTGCACGGCGATGGGCTGGCGTAGCAGGGACTGGACTTCGTTCATTTCGCCCATGCGCGCGTTGAACTCGCCAGCCATTGAGGTGCCAGATAAAGCCGCCCTCCACCGCTGTTGATCCGCCGGTGTTGGCGGAATGCCCGTGGCGGCCTGCCGGTCCATCTGGGCGAGGATCCGCTCAGCCTTCATCTCCCGCATTTCTGCCTGGCGCTGTTGCTGCTCCTTCACCTGGAATATGCGGCCGCTGACTGTGTTCAATAGCTGGTTGCGCTTCTCGGGGTCCAGCTTCTTGGCGTAGAAGCCATCCTCGGCGGTGAGATCATGCTCCAGCTTTTGCAAGCTGCCGATGTTCTCGCGGGACTCGATGACACGCTGGGTCGCGTGCGTGGTCCAGTTACCGTCCTTGAATTCCTGTTTCTTGCTGGCCCAGGCTTCGCCGTATGCCAGACGACCGGCCACGTCGATGTCTTCGGCATCCATCCGGGCGTTGATCTGGTCTACGTTGGCGCCTGGCAGAGCGGCGTCCTTGCCCAACATATCCATGCGGGACGTGATGTCGCTTTGCGCCGCCATGATGCGGCCCTTGCCAGAAGCCTCTCGGACCCTTTCCAGGCCACCCAACTGCATGCGCTTGAGGGAGTTGCCTATTTCTCCCTGCTGCGCCTGGTCAAGCCCTGGAGTTTCCAGTGCCGGCAATTGCGACACGGCCGCATTGTAGGCTTCCTCCGACTTGTCATAACTGAGCTTACCGGTGCGCATCTGCTCATCAAGGTCATTCGCGATGGTCTTGATCTGCGATTCGCGATCAATCAGCGCGTTGCTCGCCTTTACTCTGGCAAGTGCCTGATCCTCCTTGTTGACCTGGTCCAGGTAGCCGAGGGCTGCGCCTTGAACGGCAGAAGCCACCCCTTGGGCGGCTCTGTTCTGTGCGCTGTTATCGACGGTAACCACGCGCGTTTGTTGGGCTTCTGGCTGGACGTTGACCCGTCCAAAGCTGCCGAGTGGGATCTGTGGCATCAGGAATTACCCCCGATCTGCGCGACGGTGCCGTTTCTGCCCGATGCCGACGCCTTCCAGGACATGCCAGTCTGAGCGCCAGCGGACAGCACGGTGCCGATGGATTGTGAGTTGGCCGCCGACCGGGCTTGCTGGCCGGCCAGCGTGTAATTGCTGGCGTCGTTGTAGAGCCTGGATTGCTGGTTGCGACCATTGAAGATAGTCAGCGCCGCATCCTCTTCAGCGTTGCCAATGATCTCTTCGTTGATGTTGATCGCGGTCCCGGCCCCAACCTCTACGCCAGAAGCCGCAAGCGCTGCGTTCGCCTCGCTGGCCTGGTTGCGCGCCAGGCGCCGGATGCGATCGGCCTGCACCACGGCGGCGCTGGCAGCGTTATCCGCGTCGAGCTTGGCTTGCTCGCTCTGCGCGTTAGCGTTGAGCTGCGCCTGCTTGCCAGACTGCTGGGTTGAATACACCGAATAAGCGGTGGCTGCAGCCATTGCTGCATAAGCGGCATAGGCGGCATAAGCGGCGTTCGCGGCCATGTCAAAGCTCCTTCATCATCAGTGGTCCGAAGTGGTTCAACCCGCACGATTGATACAGCCGCGCGGTCCCCTCGACGTTTACTCCGGTTCCAATCCCCATGTGCAGTTGCTTGGCCCCCTTCAGGATTGCCCACTGCTCAAAGGTCTTGATCAGCCGAACGGCTGTGATGCCACTGCGCCGGCCGGGCTCAATGAAGATTGAGTAGTCGTAGGCGATGAGGTCATCACTGAACCATTGATCAGTCAGGCCGCCAGCCATGCCGCCAACGATCTGCCCGTCTATCTCGGCAACAAAAACAACCCCCAGGCCGTTGATCAGACTGTGCAGGAAGGTGGCCGACTTCTCTGGACTGAAGTTCATCGAGGCATAACTGGTCGTGTCATGCAGCAGCGTGCCCAGCTCAATCAGGCGCGGTACATCGGAGTGTTTTGCGGGCCGAATCATGGCGGGTTACCTCAATCGTTGAACGTGGCTTTTTTGATGACGCTCAAGAGCTGGAAGGGCAAAGGCTGTTCCTGCGTGATGGTGATCGACGCCTGCCCTCGATCCCACCCAAGATTCTCCATGCGATGAACACCAGTGAAGAGATCGGGGGGCTGATCCAGGGTGCCGGCACCGGTTGAGCGGAAAGCGATGATCTGTCCATTGACCTTGCAGCCGGTGGTTTCCAGGAAGCGCAGCGTTATCTCGCCGATGCGCATGCTGTTGCCCTGTACGCTGCCGGTGCTGCCCTGGACTTCTGGCGTCAAGGTTTTGATCTTGGTCACGAAGTTGAGGCCGATCTGTACGGCAAAGGCGTTGCGGGGAATGGTGACCTGGCCGCCGGCGACCACCTGCTGTTGCATGACGATGCCGTCAGCGACGATGTCTACGGTCTTTCCTTCAAGGTGGCCGAGCCCTCCCCATACCGATGCACCTGGGACGCTGGTCGCGGATATACCGCTATCCACCCGGATGCCCTGGGTGAAGCGCTCGATGTAGCGGACGTTCTGGCCGTTCACAGTCCGGCGGACCACACACCACACCTGATCCCCATTGGCCACAGGGATTGAAGCGGCCGACTCGAACGCTCCATCGGTGATCTGGCGGGCCCAGCCGATGACGTCCTGATCCCGGTCCACGGTCATGGTCGCCATGACGCCGTCAGCACGTACCAGGTACAGAATCGACTCTGGCTCCTGCTGGTAGGCCATGTCCACGATGCCTGATTTCGTGGCGTGCTCGGACAGGATCGACATGTCAGGCGAGCCGAACGTATCCGAATCGTACTTGTAGGCCATGGCCCGAAGCTTGCGGCTGGCGCGCTGGACAAAATACAGTTCGTTACCGATCCGCACCGGGCGCACGCGGTTGCAACCGTAGACCGATGGGTTCTTCGCCCGGATGTTGGTCGGGGTGATTGCCTTCTCAACACCGCCGCTGACGGTGAACTCACCGCCGTAGGTCAGCGGAACCAGGGCATTGATCTGGCCCATGTGAAGAATGGGGTTGATCTGGTCAGAAGACAGGTTGTAGGACAGCGCGTCATCGTCCTTGGTACCGAGTTCGAAGTTCAGATACTCACCCGTGCGTGATTCCCAAATGGTCTGCGGGTAGTTCACAGAGCCGCCCAGAGCGAGACGCTGCTCGTACAACGTGCCTGCCCCTGGATAACCGTCGATGTCGTTCCAAACGGATGCCTCAAGCGACCAGGCGTTGGCCGGAGATGCAACGGCAGACGTCGGCGCCGAACGGATGATCCCGGATACCACCGTAACGCTGGTGTAAACGCTGATTTCCAGAAGCCCGCCGTTGATCTTGACGAACTTCCCGACGTCGTTGGAGCGCCAGCCGGCGGCCCCCAGGGTCATCGTGACAACGCCGCCTACGGGAGTGGCGGCGCTCAGGGTGTTAGTGGTCTGCGGTGAGCCCTTGAGTGACCACGTAGGACGCACGGCTGCGGTAAAGGCGTTGAGGACTTCAACAGTCACCACTGTGGCGCTGGTGTAGGCGGTGATCTTCGCAACGCCACCGCCTGACCAGATCTCGCGGTCAACGTCAGAAGCCAGGAACGCAGAAGCGGCCGAGGTGGCCGTGCGCCCAGTGCCCACCGTTGGGTCGCTGAACGTGATCGAGGTTGTGAAGTCGATGCCCTTCTCATCGAATGGCTTCGTCACGAAAGGCGCCGGGGCAAGGCTCCACTCGGTATCTGCCAGCCGACGTAGGCGATAGACCGGGACCGATGTGTTGAAGATAAACATGGTGTCGGCGCCCTGAACATAATCAACCCGGTCAAGCATCGTGTGACTGTAGGGACTGACCAGCTCAACGCCGGTATAGGTGCCGTTCGGGTAGTAGATCCGCACGTAAAGGTCACCGAACTCGCACATGTAGGCCTGCTCGGTGTTGAAGACGTAGGGGATAAGCCGGCACTTCTTGTCGGGGAACTTGGCAGCCGCGACGAACAGGGTGCCGTCCCGGCGCACCGCACCACCATGGATGACTGGCCATGCGTTCTCAATTGTCTCGGCGCCGTTCTGGTACCGGGACAGATCCACGCGCCCGAGCATTCTCGGCGAAACCTCACCGGCGGTGAAGTTGGTTTGGATCAGCGATAGGCGGGCCATTACCAGCCACCCCCAAAGCGGGCGGCAAGCAGGCGCTCATCGCCCAGCGTCTGCGGCGGATCTTCCTGCCCATCCACGGCTCGGGCCCTACGCTTCTCCATTTCGAGCTGCTGCTCCAGCGCCTGCTGCAAGGCCGTGGATTGGGTCACGGGGTAAGCCAGCACTGACGCCATAGCCAGCGTAACCAGCTTGATTAGGTTCACATCCCAGGTGTTTTCCACCTCATTGCGAAAGATGTAACGCAGCTCCAGGGCGGTGGTATCCGCCTGGATGGTTCGCCCTTCAACCCGATAGTCGATTTGCTGGCCGCCGCTTCCAACCTCCAGCACACGCAGGAAGTCGGCAGGCAGCTCGAAGGCATGCTCATATCCGAAAGCCGGCGCTGCGGCATCAGGCGCAAGAACGATGCGCTTGATGCAGCAATTCCAGGGGTGTTGACGCAGCATGTCATCCCTTACGGTCGGATACAGGTTGGCGCAAAGCTTGGCCCGGTCCAGGTTCAACTGGTCGTTGAAATCGTTGATGGTCTGTGCGCCGAGCATCAGCAGCGCGTTGGAACAGATCGATACACCGGTGGCCATGCTCATCTCCAACCTCCAGATAAAAAGACCGGGGCACATGGCCCCGGTAAGTTATTTGCCATCCATGGCATCCGCCACGATGATCAGTTGCCGTCGATGTACTGCAAACGCAGGACAACGGTTCCTGCGCCGGTTGCAGCAGCGGTCAGCGTGATTGCCACGTCGTACTGCTTGCCCGGGTCAGCAGCGAGGCCCAGCGCTTGCCACAGAGGTTTCTCAACGTCGGCCAGGCCGAAACCTGCACCAGCGTCTGCCGCGTCCGCTTCATGGGTCACGTCCTGGTTGACCAGGGCAGCGGTGAGGGCTTGAGCCGAGGCGAAGAAATCGACGTCCACGACGGCGCCGGCATTGACTGCCGAAACGTCATACAGGCCGATATCGCCCACGGCGGTGGTGATGGCATCGCACGACAGCAACAGCCGGGACACGCGGTCCACGGAGTTGATGCGCATCATCCGGTAGACCGAACCGATGGAATCGGCGGCGCCGGCCTCGATCACGCCTACACGCTCACGAATGCGGCCACCGTCGATACGCTGGGGCGACAGGGTTTGTGGGAGCGCGTCAGCATTCGTGACGGCGGTGGATTTGGTGGTTACTACAGCCATGATTCATTGCTCCTGATTCAGTGGGTGGAGGCGATGCCTGAGCCTTACGACTCAAGCGCCGCGATTTCCACAACCTTCTCTTCTTCCACCCGCACGGAACCGATGGACATTTTGGCGTAGATACGCACGTTGAAGCCCTTGCCAGGATCTTCGCCGACCTTGGTGGTGATATCGGCGCCCTTGCCCAGCGTTACGCCAGACTTAGCCCAGGCGTAGAGCAGGCGCGTGCTGCCGGACAGCGGGGTACGCTCGGACGGAATCCAGGTGAAGCCCATCCACTTGCCTTCAACGTCGCCGTCCTGAAGGAACTTGCCCGCCAGATAGTCCTGGCTGGTCAAGGTTGGGTCGGCCAGGATGTCGGCTGCCGCCGAAGCGGTGTAAGTGATGTACAGCTCCTCACCGTTGTGGTTGTCCGCTTCGTTGCGGCGGAACAACTTACGGGCCTGGATGATCTTTGCTTTGGTCAAGCCGGTGCCGCCTACGGCAATCTTCTGCGCGGTCGGCAAGATGATGTTGCCGGTGGTTGCGCGAGAGTTGCCGCCCATGGATGCAATAATTACGTCATCCTTGGCGCGGTTGAGCGAGGACACCATCGCCTTGACGTAGTCCGAGGTTGGGTCAACCAACATACGGATCTTGTCCTGGTCGTCGATCATGTCGCCATCTTCCCAGTCGAACAGGTCCACAAAGCGCGTGCTGTGTGGTTGATCGTTGATCGGGGTGTCACCGTGGCGAGTGGTACGGCGCTTGGCAGTACGCTGGCCCAGGCGGTTGATGGACTTGGACATGCCGACGATGTTCGGCTCGATGCTCACGCGGTTTTCAAGCCGCGAGGTCATTTGCTGTGCCAAGTGACGGAAGTTGTCACCGAACTGCTGAGCAAAGGCTTCAGTGATTTGAAAGGACATTTGATGCACTCCAATGCAGATAAGGGATTGCCTGCCGGTTGTCCGCTGTGCGGGCCGGTATTCCTGGCGTGCATCGGCTCTGCTGCGCCTCGGGGCTTTCCGGTTGTCTGCGTGCCATCGCAGGCCGGCCCATTGCTGGGATGCCTGCGATGTTTGTGCATGGGGGGTGTCGGTTTCCCGACTATTTGAGGCGGGACGAGGATGGGGTGTAGCGGTTGTTGTAGAGGGTATCCAGTTGAGCCTGGATGCCTGCGCGCTTCGGATCGTGCAACGGCAGGTCTTGCAGTTGCTGACGCAACTCGGCGGTCTTGACCTTGAAGTCACCGTCGCTGACCACGCTGCCGCCGCTGATGGCGCTGTCCTCTTTCAGCTCCTTGCCGATGTTGGCAGTGAACGCAATGAAGTCCGGGTCATTGCCATACTTAGCCATGAGCGCATCGAAGTTGCCGGGCTTCCCGGCCTCACTGGCGAAAGCTTCGGCCGCCCTGTAGGACGCGGTGATGTTGGTCGTCATGGCCGCATCATCAGTCCAAACGGCCTTGAGCGCCGCCGTGCAGTCCTGCACGGTCAATTGCACACCACCCTCGACCAGAGCAGGCGCAGCCTTCAGGTACTCGCTGATGGCGTACTCTACCTGGGCGTTGGTCATGCCCTTGGCGTGGGCGCCCTTGAGAAAAGATTGCGTGCTCTCGTCGGCCTTGAACTCTTCCCAGTTGAAGCCTTCCGCTTCGATCTTGGGCGCGTATTCCTCAAAGGTCTTTGGCGGGGCATCACCCGAGCCCATGCGGGTTTCAAGGTTTTTGTAGGACTCGGCCAGCTTGCGCGACGATGCTTCCAGGTCAAGGCTGCCGTCCTCCTTGTTGGTCCGGTACTTCTCGGGAATGAAGTCCGCGGCTGCGGCGTTGCCCAGCACAGAGCCAGGCGCTAGAGCTGGTGCTGGATCGCCACCTCCGCCCTCTCCACCTTCTCCAGCCTCAGCCATTAGAAAGTGACCCAACCGGGCATGGATAAACCAGTTCATTGCGATTCCTCTTGGTCGTTGGCGTCTTGAACACCGTTGGCACGATTGATGTGGTTCATGATTGCGTCGAGCACCTCGCGGGCGCCGGCCTGCTTGTAGGTCTTGAGGATTGCGTCAATGCCGCCCACAGTGCAGGCGTTCTTGGCGAAGCGCTGAATCAGCAGATCCAGTGCGATACGGCCTTCGTGGTGATCCTCAAACACACGCTTGAACAGCGCGTCGGTCTGTTCCGGCGTCAGGTTCATGCTGCCGCTCCTTGCTGTTTGAGCGCGGCCTCAGTGGCCTGCTGCTGCACCATTTGCTGCTGTGCCTGCTCCTGTTGGGCCTGCATGGCTGCAGCGCGGTCGTCGCGGATCTTGTCGCGGTCGGCCTTGCTGCGGATGACAGACGACGGCACGCCCAAGGCTTCACCCTTAAAGCGCTGGGCCTCGTCCATGTCGATGTTGTCCAGAATGGAGGGGTCCTGCGTCCCCTGGAACACACCGATAGCCCCGGCCACGAACTGGTCAATGGCAGTGACTTCCTCAAGCTTCTGCGACCGGGCGAGCGGCGACAGGTAGCGCACTGTGAAGTTGCGGCCGGCCAGCGACTCAGGCGCAGCACCCAGCACGCCAGCGCGGTAGGCGATGCCAAAGCAACGCTCAACCAGGGGTTGCAGGTATTCGGTCTGGAGTCGGCCATACACCGGCCCCAGCAACTGGCGGATCAGGTTCACCCGCACATGCACCTCGGTGGCGGTCATCGCCGGGCCATCCTGGGCCTGGAGCTGGTCGGCCATCAGGATCTTGCGGATTGAGGCCTGCAAACGGGCGATCTTCGTTTCCGCGTACTGGAAGTTCGAACCGCTTTGAAGCGGCTTCATGCTGTCCACGGAGTTCGCAACGATGATCTTGCGCGGCCCAACCTTGACGGTGCGCGGGTTGAGCACGCCGTCGTCTTCGGCAATCCACATGCCGGCGATAGCCAGGTCACCGGCTGCGAGGTCCATGCGGCACAGTTCGTTCAGGGTGCGGGAATCTGGCAGCGCGTCGAACACTGGGCCCACGGCATACACGCTGTCCGGGATCATCATCCAGCGCGGCACGACCACCGGCATTTCGTGGTAGCCCGACTCGCTGACCAGGTACTTGGCCTCGACTTCGACCTTGCACGACGCGATAGGCATGTTCTTCGCCAGCTTGGCGCCCACCATGTACGTGCTACGCGGGTAGATGGCGTGGACAAAGCGCACCAGCTCTTGAGGCTTATCCTTCGCCAGCTTGCGGGTGTTCTCGCTGACGTTGGCTTCGCCGAACTCGTTTACCGCCTGCTCTGCCGTGAGCCTGTATTCCCGATACACGGTGTCGATCTTGCCGCCGGCCTTGGACGCCGAGGCGTACACGCTCGCGATGGGCCACAGATCAAAGGTAAACCCGCCTTTCTCCTTGTCCTGGTCGATATACAGGGCAAACCAACCAGCGCACACAACGTCGATAAGCCCCTCAAAGGCGGCCGCGTCGAAGTTGGATGCGTGGATGTTCTGCCAGAGGATGTCGGCCGAGTCGTCCAGCCACCGCCGCTCCTCATCGGTTTCTTGCCCGACATCCAGGCCAAACCACAGGGAATTGGCCGGTGTCAGGCCGGACATGATGCCGGACGACAGGATGCGGGCCGCGTCAGTGGTAGTCCCGTCGATGAGCCTGGCCTTGCGCATCTGCGCCTCCATGGCCGTGATCTGCTCAGTGCAGAAACCACTACCCCGGATCGGGTAGCTGTGATCAAAGCAATCGCGCCAGACCGTCTCATGCGGCGAGCGAAGAGACTTCAGGGTGCTCAGCGTTTTGGCGATCTGGTCTGCGTTCATGCTCCAAGAGTCCTCTTACCTTGATCCAGCACACTGCCGGCTGCGCCGGCGGATGACAGCAAGCTGCTCTCCTGCTTGCGCTTCTTGCGGATTGCGGTCTCGTCGTTGGCCTTCTTCGCTGCCAGGTCGGCGGCCTTCTGCGCCTCAACCTGCGGGTCTGGCGCTGCGACGACTTTCGGTTTCGATGGTTTGCTGCTCATGTCGTTACTCCTTGACCTTTGGTTCAGGGCACAGCCATCCGTCAGGGGTCATGACTGCCTGTTTGAGGGTGGTTGGGTCCACGACACCGGCAGCCGCGGGCCTTGCTGCTGCCAGCGCTTCCCGGTCGGCGTTGCGCTCGGCATCGATGACGAGGGGTTCGCCGCCGTCGTTCAGGCGCTGGGCCTCGGCTTCGGCCTTCTCCTTGGCGCCGTCGCCAACGGCCATGAAGTCGCTGAACCAGTCGGCATCGCCTTCGACTGGTGTGCACCAGACTTTCCAGCGGCCACCGCCGTTGTGCTTGGCGCTGTACTGCGGGGCCTGAGCCTGGATGGTGGTCGTCTCGCCTGCATCTGGAGTTGCGCCGGCTGCGCCAGTGACGGCGAACGCAATCGGCGACATGGTGGCGAGGGGTTCGCCTGGGGTCTGAGTGGTAAGGTCTGGAGCTGGCATGCTGGTTGGCCTCGGTGATAGATCATCAAAGAGGCCCCAGCATCGTGGGGGCGCGCTGTCGGTTTCCCGACTATTCGCGTGGAACACAACCTGCGTTGACATAGTCGATCAGCGCATTCAGGGCGATGATTGCTTCGTCTCCGTCGTTGGTGATGGCGAGAACTCGTTGACCATGCGCTGGGTCAAGTTCGGCTCGCGCTTCTGCATCATCCACGCTGCCGGGGCCTGGGCTGGCTCGCACAACTGGGCAGCGGGCCGGGACTGACAGGCGCTGAGTGCCAGCGCCGACGCGAGCAACAAGAGCTTTGTTCCTGGCTTGTGCATCGGTGAGTACCTTGGTGTTGTCGATGTCGAGCTGCAGCAGCAGCTTCTGGGTGTTGCGGCGGGACTTGGCAGCAGCCTCCAGCGTGCTCACACGCTCCGTGGCTGTGCTCAGGCTGGTGGTGACATGGTCAAGGCGCCAGAACGCCAGGATCAGCGCCATGGCAAGCCCTGCGACGAGGTAGCGAGTCACGGCGCCCATGGGTCAGGCCAGCTTCGCGCGAACCAAGCAATCCTTGGCTTCGAGCAATTTGCGCAGGCCTGCCGACTTCTCGGGGCCGTCCGGAAGCTGATCGTTCATCAGGTGCGCAAGCTCACCAATGGGCTTGCTGACTTCCTGCAAGTGCGGCGGCAGGTGTGCGTATTCGAAGTACTTCATGATCGGGGTCATGGGTATTGCCTCGGGTGGTGGAATTACTGAGCAGCCATGCACTGGCTGTAGCGCTTGAGCTGCCGCGTCCACACGCCTGGGCAACGCTTGTTGCCTGGGGTGGAGCAGTCGAAGCCGGCCGCATAGCGGTACTTGAGCAGCGAGGCGCAAGCCTGGGCGTATTGGCCGGCGAGCAGCTTTGTGCGCATCGAGGACTTGCGCCAGGTGCCAATGCCGTATTGACCTGTGAAGTCCATGTACAGATCGAACTCGGCCTGGTGCAGCTTCACGCCCGGCAGGGATGCGGCGAACTGCTTTGCGTCCTGGGTCATCAGGTTGCGGGCCAGCAGCTCAGCCCGTGGCCGGGTGATGGTGTCGCCCATCTGGACTGGCCGGCCGTCCTCGTACCGTGTCGAGCCGTGGCCGATGGTGGGGACGTCGCCCTGGGTGGGGATGACGGCGTGATCGGTGAAGCCCTCGTTCACCTGCCAGGCGCTGAAGCCGCCCACGCTGATGGTGAGCAGGCCGACCGCCACGCGGTTGCGGTTGTTCATGAGCGGGCGCGCTCGCGCAGGGCCTGGATGCGGGCGGCGCTCTCCGCGTCCTCCCTGCGATCCCGGCGCACCTGGAAGTATGTGTTGACCAGGAAACCCAGCACCGCGACGACCACTCCGACTATGCCCAGCCAGTTGGCTTGGGAGAGGAAACCCACAAGGCCAGTGCCTGCACCAGCAAGCATGCCCTTGCTGGCAACCGATGCCCCGACAGCCTCAACGATTCCCTCAGGTGCAGGGTTTGCCATGTTCGTACTCCTGACTGGGGCTTTCATGCTCTGGCCTCCAGGGTCAAAAAAAAGCCCCGCACTGTGGCGGGGCAGCGATGACGGCAAGGATCATCGGGGAGAGGTGTCGGGATCCCGACTATTTCACGCGCCCCTCTGACGTGCCAGCGTTGCGCCCAGCGCCTCGCGCGATGCCTGCCAGCACCACCACAGCTCACGCGTGCTCTTCGACTGGTACTCCTTGCCAAGATGGATCTTGTCGATATTCACGCCACGTGCTTGAGCCCATGCTTCGAATGCAACATGCGAAGGGCATGGCTCTGCCGACATCGTCACCGACACGCCGCGCTCAGGGCAGACAGCCGCCGGCTTCACACGCTCAGCCGCCTGCGCAAGCTGTGCATCTTTCGACTTTGACCGGAGACGGTCGATATTGGCCTGGTATTTCTCTGCGCTTTCCCTGGCTTCGGGGCTGCTCAGGAAATCAAGCAATTCGGTTGTGGATGGGAAGTTCATTGGTGTTGTCCTCAAGCTTTGGAGTGATAAGCCCACCAGTCACCGACGGCGACCATGGGCAGTCTTGTACGGTCATTCCCGGTGATCTGGCACCAGAACGACACAAGGCGCTCGCCCTCGGTGTAGCGAGGTTCAGCGCCCTGCTTCCAACCCAGCAGCGTGGTGCGAGCCACGCCGATGGCATCCGCAACCGACTGCGGGGAGTAGCCGGAGCGTGACAGCGCGGTGATGACTGCAAACCAGTCAACCCGCTGTTCGACCAAGGCAAGCATGGTCAGCCCCCAAACGCGCCCGCGCGCGAGGCATACATCGATTGAGCGAACTCGGCCCCTCTCAACCCCCACGTAATCGCGTTAGTCATTTCAGCGATAACCAGCGTAAAACCCATAACCGGATCATTCATTTCGTCGAATTCAAACGGATGAACGGCCCGGCGCACGCCGAGCATGGCCTCGGGCTCGCCCTGCTGTTCGAGGTTGGCATCGACGCAGAGCAGCACCCAGCCGTCAGCGAGCTTGTGAGTGGTCCAAACCAGTGTTGGCATGGTCATGATGTTTTCCCCTCCAGCGGAACGATGCGAACGGAGACGCCCGGGGTTTCGCTGAATCGCTTGCTGAGCGAGACGTTGACGACCTGGACGTCATCCTTGAAAACGATCCCGTTGATGCCGTCGCAGATGGCTTTGAGCACGTTGTCGGCGTCGGGCTTCTTGGTTGGCATGACGATGCCTTGCAGAGCCTCTGCCGATTTTTTCTTCGACCAAGACGCGGCGACGGGCACAAGGATTTTCATTTCCAGCAGCACGGGGCCGGCGATCAGCTCACGGCCTCGCATGGCTTCATGGGCGACCACGGCGATCAGGGATTCGTAATTGGCGGTTTTGGTCGGCGTGAACATGCGGGCATGGCCGCCTACGCGACCGATCTTTGGCCTGCCCTTGCCGATGGGCTCGCCTGGCACAACGAACGACACGGGTTTGAAATCGCTCACGCTTCACCTCGCAAGGCTCTGTCGTGTGTGATCAGCGCCTTGGCTTTCGCCTTGAGCTGGCCCACCGGCCAGGTAGCGCACTTGGCTCGCAACAGGAAGCCCAGCGCACGCAGAACCTGTAAGGGTGCGCTTACGTCGATGCCCTGGCATGCCGGACAGGCCGCTGTGCCGGCTGGCGTGAACGTGATGATCGCCGTCCGATGACGGCATAGACCGCACTCGAATTTAGGCATGGTCGTCTCTCCGGATATTGAGCTTTGCCAGCAGCATGGCGCGTGCGGCCTTGGGGTCTTTTGGGATTTCGAGGATGGCTACCAGCTCGTCCGCCTGCTTGCGGCTGTGTTCGAGCTGAACCTGCTCCCGCGGTCGCATGCTGTCGTGGCCCAGGCCCTTGGCGATGCGCCCTTCCAGGGGCTGGCCGGTCTGTGCGCGGCGCATGACGATGGCGTAATTGCGTTCGAAGCGTTGGCGCAGTGGCTTGTTGTCGGCCCTGGCGGTGCGCAGGTCAAACGTGCTTGTGGCCTCTGCAGCGATCCGCACGGCGTCATGGCTGTACTTGCCTTCGAGCGCTTGAATCCATGCGTCTGCCTCATGCGGCAGGCCCATCTGTTCTGCTGTTGGCTTGCACCAGGCCACGAACTGGCCGACGTTGGGCAGAAACGGACTGGAGGACTTGCGGGCCTGCTGAAAACCGAAAGCCAGTTGTTCGTCGCTGTTGATGCCGCCCTGGATGAAACCTGCGATCCACTCGCGCTTGGCGTTAAACAGCGCCTTGTCGTCTGCCCATGTCTGGCGCCAAGCCGGGAAAATCCCTTGGAGCTTGTCGAACACGGTGTTCACGATTTCGGCCGTGCGCTGGTCAACCTTAATCGGCTTGGCGACTGGGATCTGTGCAAGAGTCTGCTGCGGGTTGAGCTGGCTGGTGATGTCGGTGACGTGCTTCACAGGATCGGCTCCTTGGCCCAGGCGGTGCTGGTCATGTCGAGCGGCTGTTGGCCATTGCGTGTTGGTCCGCTCATGCGGCGGTTAGCGTCCTCCTGAGCCTTGAGGAACCACGTGCGCCAAGTGGCTGCCCAGTCGGCCTTGGTGCCGCCGTTGCCACGCCAGTAGTTCACGAACTTCTCGGTTTCATTGGTCAGGCTTACGGCCGGGGCGCGTTCGGCTGCCCACTTGCGCATGTCGCCGGTGACGTTGAACGGCTCAGGCAATCGGGATTTGCGCTTGGGCTTCGGCTCTGGTGTTTCTGGAGTCGATTTTTCAGAAAGGGGGGATAAAGGGGGTATTTGCTTTATATCTTCTCTTCTCTTCTCTTCTATATTCGTTGCCTTCTCGTTCAACGGTATCTCAACGGTCGTTGAACGGGCGTTGCCAGAGGCTCTAGGGCGCGGCTTAGCGGCTTGCTTTCTTGCCTCTGCCGAGGCTTTTCCGGCTGCTATTCGCTGTTCTTGCGATGCGCGTACAGCTTCCAAATCTCGCTCAATTCGGTCGTGAACCCACTCGTTATCACGCTCGTTGAAGAACTCCCCCAACGACCGTTCAACGTCCGTCCAACGCTCGTTCGAGAGCCTTGTAATACGGGCGAGTCGAGACACTGGGATGGGCTTTCCGGTCTGCCAGTAGTTGAAGATCAGCAGCAGATAGGCGCCGTGCTCTTCAGTGGTTAGATGCATGGTGTCGGCCAGGTAATCAGCGACGTATAGCTGCATGTATGGGAGGGCTGCCATGGCTATTCCTCCTCAAGCTGATCGACGTTTTGAACGTGTTCCATCCAGCGCTTAGCCTGATGGAAGATCGCTTCGATGTCGCGCTGGTTGAAGCAACGCATTTCATTGGGCACGACCTTGAGCCCCAGCACGGCCAGGATCTGGCAGAACTGTTCAAACTTCTCCGGCTTCATGCGGCTGATCGTCGCCTCGTCGCAACCGACTGCAAGCGCCACGGGCGCATTGCCGACAGACGCAAGGTGCTGCATGAGAACGCAATAGTTCTTGCGGGCCCTTACGGTCTGCTCTTGGTTCAATAGGCTGGACATGATCAAGCAGCCCTGGCGGTGTGCTTCACCTTGCCTTTGGTTAGCTGCTCAATCTGGTACTGGCGCAACTCGGGAACGTCTTCGCCCCACATGGTCACAGCGCTTGGACTGATGCCCAAAGCGGCTGCGAGCTTCTTTTTCGAGCCGAAAAAATCGGCGGCTTGCTTGGTTTTCATCGCAGACACCTCTGTGGTAATGCGACGATTTCAGCATGCTTAATTTTGAAGGTCAAGACGTGAATTCAGCATACTGCATGCTTAAATTAAGCAGCCTTAACATTGTCGGCATGGAACGACACGAACGAATCGCAAGGGCAATAGCCCTGAGCGGCAAAAAGAAAGGCCAGATCGCAGCCGAATGCAGCGTTGCGCCGTCGGCCGTTACTCAGTGGATTTCAGGGGATAGCAAAAGCCTGAAGCCTGAAAACCTTTATGCCCTGGCTACCGCAACAGGCTTTAGGGCTGAGTGGCTGGCAATAGGGACAGAGCCAGAGCGGGATATCGAGGAAGGCCCGCAACCACCATCTGAAAAGGACTATGCCTTGATCCCGCAGTACAGCGCCAAGGGTTCATCCGGCGCCGGCTATTTGAACGACCACGTAGAGGTCAAGGGCGGCCTTGCATTCAAGCGCGACTGGCTACATCGGATGTCGCTGAGGGAGGAAAACCTCCGCGCCCTTTACAACAACGGCGACAGTAATTGGCCGACCCTGAGTGATGGTGAGGTCCTTCTGATCGACGTTTCGAATCGGGAACCGAGCAACGGGAACATGTACGCGATGTATGATCCAGACGGCGCGGTCATCATCAAGCGCCTGATCAGAGACATGTCAGGTGGCTGGATAATCCGATCCGACAACCAGGATAAAATCCGATATCCAGACATGCCGATCAGCGATCACGGCATCGAAGGTGTTGAAATAATCGGCAGGGTGGTTTGGCGAGGGGGCGGAATATGAAGCGTGAACCATCGCTTTCTGTGGTCGTTGGATTGGGCTTCGCGGCCGTGATAGCCACCTTGATTGGCTGCACATTCGTACTCGACCGAACCTTGCAGAAGATCTATCGGACATCGGGGAACGACGACGTCGTTTCGGCGATTGAGGAGGAGGCCAGGAAAACCAGGGACCTCATAAGCGGGGCCAGGCCATCCACCCCCGACCCTGTCTTGCCCTGGATAATTCCGAACAAATAACCCTTCTCATACTTTCTCAATGAAGCCCGCCACTGCGCGGGCTTTTTTGTGTCCGCGCGCCCAATAAATTCAGGATGCTGAAATTATTTTATTCAGCATGCTTGACTTGTAATTTCAGCTTGCTTAAATTCCATCCATCAAACGGCAGCGATGGTCCGGCCTCAACGGTCCAGAGGGATGGCAACTGTCCCGGGTGTGCAGCGTAAAGCACCGTAATCAGTTTTCCAGCGGGCAGGGCCGCGGCTGGAGTCAACAACTCGAAGTGGGCCGGTGACCGACGCCAGTAGCGGGTCCCGGCGGAAAGCATCACTGAAGCCCGTTCCTTGAGCGGGCTTTGGGATGACAACCGGAGGAACACCCGATGACCGAAGCACAAACAGACACAGCCGTTAAATGCGTTCGATGCCGCCAGCCAGTAGAGAAGCCGATCTATCGAAACATCATTGATCAGGCTTTCGACCCGGTCCGACGCAAGAAATACGTGCGCACCCAGAACCTGCCGTTCTGCAGCGAAGAGCACTACAGCCACGAACAGATGAGCCGAGAAGGCTGACGGCATCACCTCTGCCCATTCCCACGCGTGGGCAGACGGATGCAACCACCCGCCAAATTGGAGGCGACCATGTTCAACAAGACAGCGCGAGTGATTTTCGAGGAACAGCTTGAAAAGGCTCGAAACCTTGACCCGGGCGACCTGGTCGCCTCCGAATCCGAACTCTGTTACGCGGCGGGCTTTATCTCCTATGCCCTGCTGTGCGGCGACATCGACCACACCGAATCGACCTTGCTTCACCACCGGATAAGTGCGGTGCGCAGCAACCGCGTAGCCAGGTTGTGCCGTGATGATCGGATGGCACGGGCATGACTGCCTATGACATCTGGCTTGAACCGCCAGACGAGCCTGACGACCCCTTCGAAGACGATGCCGAACCGAACGATTACCCATTCGAGGCCGGCGACTGGCGCGCCGATGAGCGCGAAACCCTGCTGGAACAAAGCTATGAACGGTAAGTGCCGGGCGTTCATCGCCCCAACCATCCCCGGACTGATCAGGGCCCTGCAATCGCAGGGCTTTTTTCTGATCACCGATCTTCCCCAACGCATCAGCATCGAGGTTCGCCGGAACATGCTTGTTGTGAGGTTCCCATGAGCCATCAATTCAAGGTCGGTGATCCTGCACTTGTCGTGGGAGGTGTTCTTTTCCTAGGACGGCAAGTAACGGTTCTGGCGCACCTGAAGGCTGGGGAATCGTGGACAAACTCAAAGGGAATAGCTTTCCAGTTCGCTCCCGAAGACTGGAAGAGCTGCTGGGTCGTTGGTTGCGACAAGTCGGCAACCTTCAAACGTCCGGAGTGGCTGATTCCCTTGCGAGGCGACTTCACCCGCGAGCAGAAGCGGGTCAGGGAGCTGACTTCATGACCACCACCCAACGCTCCCGCCGCCGCGCTATCCGCCTGGCCTCGGCGATCACCGGCGCGCTGTTCCTCATCACCATCTTCCTGGGTCCGGCAATCGCGGGCCTCATCACTCAATAGGTAACCCCATGGACCAACAGAAAGGTGGCGGGCCGGCTTTCCCGGTCACGCCGGACAACGACGTGCGCACGAACGGCGCCGGCGGCTATGGCATGACGCTTCGCGATTACTTCGCGGCCAAGTGCGAAATAGCCATGTACGCGCCTGGTGACATTTTCTATAGGACCTATGGCCGAAACCCAGACGCAACTGAGCTAGCCGCATTAATCGCTGAAATTCGCTTTATAGAGGCCGACGCCATGCTGGCCGCCCGGGGTGAATCATGAGTAAGCACACGCCAGGGCCTTGGCGCATCGGGAATCACAGTTCCGAGGTTATAGCCGAAATGCCCGCCGATCCGCCGTTTCGGGGGATGACGGAAAACTGTGTGAAGCATTACGGCGGATATCTCATTGCGGAGTCTTGCGCGGCTGAAGATGCAAAGCTGATCGCCGCCGCGCCGGAAATGCTAGAAGCGCTCACAAAATGTCTGGCCCTCAAAGGCACCCTTGAGCTGCACGGCCTGCTCGAACAGGTCGAGAAGGCCATCGCCAAAGCCACCCAATAATCGAACCTCTCTCAACGCTGCGACCTGCGCGGCAAGGAACTCTCATGTCTGAATTAACCATCAAACCAACCTTCAGCCTGGCCCCGCAGAACATCGAAGAGGCATTGAAGTTCGCCGACTACCTCGCCAAGTCGACCATTGTGCCGAAGGACTTCGCCAACAACCCCGGCAACATCCTGGTGGCGATCCAGTGGGGTATGGAGCTTGGCCTGCAACCGATGCAGGCGATGCAGAACATCGCGGTCATCAATGGCCGCCCGGCCCTGTGGGGTGACGCTGTTATCGCCCTGGTGCGCAGCTCGCCGCTGTGTGAGTACATCTACGAGACCGACGACGGCGAGACGGCAACGTGCCGAGTTAAGCGCCGTGACGAAGAAGAGCAAGTGCGCACGTTCAGCATGACTGATGCAGCACAGGCCGGTCTCAAGGGCAAGCAAGGTCCCTGGAGCCAGTACCCCAAGCGTATGCGCCAGATGCGGGCCCGGGCCTTCGCCCTGCGCGACGTGTTCCCCGACGTGCTGCGGGGGATGCCGGTTGCCGAAGAGGTGCAGGACATCCCAACCGAACGCGAGATTGGTCCGGCCCGCGAGCCAGAGGCGCCGAAAGCTTTGTCCGCCTACCCCGATGCCAAGTTGACCGAGAACCTGCCGACTTGGCGCAAGGCTATCGAGGCGAACAAGAAGTCCCCGGCCGATGTGATCGCCACCATCACCAGCAAATACACGCTAACGCCTGAGCAGACCGAAACCATCAATCAGCTGAAGCCTCTCGAAGGAGTAACCGCATGATCATTCACAACGTAGCCCAGGGTTCTGCCGAGTGGCTGGCCTTGCGCGGCAATCACTTCACCGCGTCCGAGGCCCCAGCCATGATGGGCGCTTCGAAGTATCAGACCCGTTCCGAACTGCTCGCGATGAAGAAAACCGGCATCACGCCGGAAGTAACGCCCCAGCAGCAACGCATCTTCGATAAGGGGCACGCCGCCGAAGAGCTGGCGCGCCCACTGGTTGAAGCCAGGATCGGCGAAGAGCTTTACCCGGTCGTTGGTACCGAAGGCAATCTTCTGGCGTCCATGGACGGCCTGACGATGCTTGGCGATACGCTGTGGGAGCACAAGCTGTGGAACGAAGCCTTGGCCGCCCAGGTCCGGGCCGGCGAGCTGGACCCACACTATTACTGGCAGCTTGAGCAACAACTGCTGGTGAGCGGCGCCGAGCGTGTGATTTTCACCGTATCAGATGGCACCGACGAAAGGTCCGTCGATATGGAATACAGACCTGTCGATGGCCGCGCTGAACAGCTGATTGCCGGCTGGGCCAAGTTCGAAGAGGACTTGGGCGCCTTCGAAGTGCAGGAGGTCAAACCTGAAGTGGTCGGCTCTGCCCCTGACCAACTGCCAGCGCTGCGCATCGACGTAACCGGCATGGTGACTGCCAGCAACCTGGATGCCTTCAAGTCGCACGCTCTGAAGGTCATCAGCAACATCAACACCCAGCTCTCGACCGACAAGGACTTCGCCGACGCTGACGAAACTGTGAAGTGGTGCGGTGAGGTGGAAGACAAGCTCAAGGCCGCAAAGGAACACGCCCTGAGCCAAACCGAAAGCATCGACGTGCTGTTCAAGGCTATCGATGACATCGCGGCGGAAACGCGGCGCAAGCGGCTGGAACTGACGAAGCTGATAGCGGCCCGCAAGGAATTCATCCGCAGTGAAATCGTTATGGACGCCGCCAAGGATTTGCAGGTCCACATCGACAAGATCAACGCGACGTTGGGCGGCAGGATCCGCATGCCGAAGGTTCTGGCTGACTTCGCCGGCGCCATCAAGGGCAAAAAGAACATTTCCAGCCTCAAAGAAGCGGCCGCCAACGAGCTGAACCGGGCCATGCTGGAAGCCAACAACATCGCTGACAAGATCCGCCTGAACCTCGCCAGCCTGCGCGATCTGGCCGCCAACCATGCCTTCCTGTTTCACGATGCCCAAGAACTGGTTTTGAAGGCCAACGATGACTTGGTGGCGCTGATCAAGGTGCGCATCAACGAGCACGACCAGGAGCAAGCAGAGCTCAAGCGACAGGTAGCGGAAAAGGCGCAGGAGGCCGCAGATCAGCAGCAACCGCAAGTCATTGAGACAGTTGTTGAGCAGCCAGCACCGGTCGCGGTGACGCCGATCAAGGCAGCGGAAACGCCGGCGACGGGCGCCGACGACGGCCAGCGGCTCAAGCTTGGCGAACTCGCTTCAATGCTGGGTTTCACTCTGTCGGCCGATTTCCTGCGCTCCCTGGGCTTCGAAGCGGTAGAGCGCAAGCAAGGCGCTTGCCTGTACCGGGCAATCGATTTCCCAGCCATCTGCGCAGCTCTCATCAACCACATCCAGGCAGTTCAAAACAGCCAGGCTGCCGCCTGATCAGGAGGGCCAGCCATGGCCGCCCAATCTGTCCTTGAGGCCTACGACAGCCTTGAAGAATTCATTGGTGTCCTTGCCGCCGCTGAGCTGCATGCCAGCGGCGAGTGGGAGCTTGAATTCGTCGAAAACATCCGCGCCAGCTTCCAGCGTTACGGCGCACACACCAACCTGAGCCCGGCGCAGCAGTCGAAGCTCGAACGCATCGCCAAACACTGAGGAATGCCCATGAAAGCCGAACACAATGCAATTATCGAACGCGCAAAACTGGGTGGATATGAGCCGTCCATGATTGCGCATGAGCTGTTGGTGCATGACCTGGTGCAGGCCGCGCTGTTTGAATTCCGCAATGTGCGTGCGCCGTTTCACAGCCTGAACGAAGGCCAGCAGCAGGAAGTTATCGACCGCGTTACCGAAGCGGCTGAAAAGTCTGTTTACAACGCGATCAGCATCATCAGCTCCCGCAACGTCGACACCATCCCGGTAACGATCGTTGACGCGAAGTTCAAGGCCAAGGCGATCACGGTCACAGCAGCAATCGATGCTCAGGACCCAAACCGGCACGGCCTTATTGATGTTGCCGGCAGGCTGTGCCTGCTGGTACTGGCCCCGAATGACTATGCCGAGGGCCTGGACGGCATCAAGGCCGAACGCGACCAGCCAGACCTGCCGCTGCACGTGAGCGACATCACCGGGAACCTGTTCGCGCAGGCGCCCACCGGGCCAGATGAGCCGGATGGCGAGCCGACGTTTGTCGGCGATGACCAGGACCCGCTGTACGCCGAGGCGGTCGAGTTCGTGATTGAGTCGCGCCGCCCGAGCATCAGCGCGGTGCAACGCAAACTGAAGATCGGCTACAACCGCGCCGCTCGAATGCTGGAATGGATGGAAACCCAGGGCATTGTCACCGCCTTGAGCAGCACCGGCACCCGTGAAGTGCTGGCACCTGCGAAGTCCGCGGACGTGAAAGCAGCCGACCAGCAAGACGACATTGTCGACCCAGGCCATCCCGACGGCTTCCACACCGGAAAAGAGTTCGGAGAGTTCACCTATGACGACGCGGCCCAACTGGTCGTGCTCAAGGTCACCAGCACCCTGGACGCAGCATGGATTCAAAGCCGTCTCGCCATCGACAGCGACAAGGCCGCCGTGCTGCTGATGCGCCTGCTCGAAAACAAGGTGATCGAGTTGGAGAGCGAAGGAGCCACCGCGCTGGAGCACAAGTTCAAGGTCATCGCGAAGCTGAACGACGTCGCGTAACCCACCCACCACAACACAGCAAGGCGCCTCCGGGCGCCTTCTTCTTGCACAAAGGAAAGCGCCCATGAATATCCTGCGTACTCCATACGACACCGAAACCACCGGTCTCCCGCTGTTCAAAGAGCCGAGCGATGATCCGCGCCAGCCCCACCTGGTGGACATCTGCATCCTGGCCTACAGCCCGGACGGCTCCCTGGTTGACTCCTTCGAAGCCATGGTCCGCCCTGATGGCTGGGTGATCCCCAACGAAGTGTCCGTCATCCACGGCATCACCAACGAAATGGCGATGGACATGGGTATACCCGAGGCCGAAGCGCTGGACGGCTTCATGGCGATTCATGACCGTTCCGGCCTGCGCATCGCCCACAACATCAGCTTCGATGACCGGATCATGCGCATTGCGCTGTCGCGGTACCGGGGCAAGGAAGCGGCGGACGCCTTCAAGGCCACGCCCGGCTACTGCACCTGCCAGACCAGCAAGAACATCGTCCAGTGTCCGCCTACGGAAAAGATGATCCGCGCCGGCTTCGGAAAGCAGTTTAAGCAGCCGTCAGTGGCCGAGGCGCTGATGCACTTCACCGGGGAAGAGCTGGTGGGCGGCCACCGCGCCAGGCCAGACGCAGAGGCCTGCGCCCGCATCTACTTCGCCATGAACCCGCCTGCTCAGGTGGCTTGACCTTTTCGAGGCAACCAATGAAAGCCCTGGCAATGCTTATCGGCGCAATCGTACTGATCGCGCTGGTGATGTACGGAGCCATCTCCGCCTACTACTTCATCAAAGGAAAGAAAAAATGACCAGTAAGATTATCGGCAGCATCATCGGCGCTGTCGTCGCTATCGTCCTGCTGTGCGTGTTCTTCGGCAGTTGGTACACAGTCGACGAAACAGAGCGCGGCGTACTGCTGCGCAACGGCGCCCTGGTTGGTGTTGTGGACCCCGGCCTCTCATTCAAAACCCCATTCATTGAATCCGTGCGGTTCATCAGCACGCAGAGCCAGGTCACTTCGTATGACGGGCTACAGGCGTATAGCAAGGATCAGCAGTCCGCGCAGCTAAAGGTGTCGGTGTCCTGGCACATCGCCCCCTCGGACGTCGCGAAGGTTTACACGCAGTTCAAGGACATCGAGGGTATCCGTGATCGACTGATCAGTCGTCAGGTGCCGACGCAAGTTGAAAACGTTTTTGGCAGATTCAACGCGGTTGCAGCCGTGCAGAACCGTGTCCAACTGGTCAACGACATATCGTCAGCCATCAAGGCCACCATCAATGGCCCGGTCATCATCGACAGCGTGCAGGTCGAGAACATCGACTTCAGCGATGCCTACGAAAAGGCCATCGAGGCGCGGATGGCCGCCGAGGTCCAGGTAAAGACCCGCGAGCAGCAACTGGCAACCGAGCAAGTACAGGCTCAAATCAGGGTCACCCAGGCCCAGGCGGAAGCTGACTCGAAAGTCGCGCAAGCCAAGGCCGACGCCCAGGCCACCGAGCTGCGTGGTAAGGCAGAGGCCGAAGCCATCAAAGCCCGTGCCCAGGCGCTGGCAAGCAATCAAAACCTCGTCGAACTGACCAAGGCTGAGCGCTGGAATGGCGTATTGCCAACCACCGTACTGCCTAACGGCGCACTTCCCTTTATCGACGCCAAGTAATTTCACAGGCGCCCCGCGTGGGCGCCTTTCGAGGTTCCCATGAGCACCCAACCCATCAACCGCGTGATGCTGCTGGAAGGCAAGCGCTTTGCCCTGGAGGTGGCCCAGGCCGCCGGCACGTCGATCCGAAACCCCAAGGTGGCGCTCAAGATCGTCACCGACCTGAAACGCAACGCCGCCGCGCAGCCGTACAGCTACGCGCAGGGCATCAACGAAGTCATTGAACTGCTGGAGGTTCCGTCATGAACAAGCAATTCGATTCCCGGCTGGCCGACAAATTCGTGGTCCGACTGCCCGATGGCATGCGCGACGAAATAGACGCCCGGGCAACCGCCGATGATCGCAGCATGAACAGCGTCTTCGTTCAGGCCATGCGTCAGTACCTGGACAACCAGCAGCGCCAGGAACTGCTGCTGGGCGCCCTGGCTGCGGCGGCGGTGAAGAAGGTGGATCAGCCATGAACCATCGTATCGCGCAACGCCTATCTGAGTTGGCAGTCGCATACGCACAGAATCGCAGGGATCTGCGCGAAAACGGCGCAGCAATCAAGCAGGTGCAGAGCGAAGCCGATGGCGCCTACTTCGATTTGAAACCGTACCGCGAACGCTACTACAACGACCCTGATGTTCATGACCTGCCGCTGGGCGGCTGCATCGTCTGGCATGGCTGGCTGCACGCCGTCGAGACGTGCGACCCGGACAACTATTACGGCGAAGACTGCGGCTACCGGGCAACCGCAAGGCTGATGGACCAGCGCCGGGACATCAAGCGCGAGGCCTCTCGGATCCGCGCCGCCCTGACCAGAATCGGCGACCAGATATCGAGGTCAGTCCCATGACCGCCCTCCGCCGAAAGACCACCATTCGCGGGCGGCCCATGAAGCCGCTCGATCTCAACGTCATGTGCGACATCTGCAACAAGTCCCGCGCCCATGGCAACCACGACAAATGCAGCAAGCAGCGCCAGGCCGAGGCAGCAGAGCGGCGGGCGCGGGAGAATCAATCATGATCTGGTTTCTGATCGGCGTGCTGGTGCTGAACACAGCCGCCCCGGTACTGGCCTACAAACTCAGCATGAGGCGTAAGGGGGATGTATGGATAGCGTGAAGAGTTACCACGTAGGCGATGCTGGGCTTGTTGAGGGTGAAGCCCTGGGGCGGATTACGGTTTACCTGGCCGCCGACTTCGACCGCGTGAGCGAAGCCTACGTGAAGGCCGGCGAGCGGGAGCATGAGCTGCAGCTCCGCATAGCCCAGCTTGAGCAGTCCGAAAAGCAGATGCAGGAAACGGTAGGCCTTGTGATGCGCACTGGTGCCCGCGTCATCGCCGAGCGCGATGCCCTGCAACAACTGCTCAACCAGCGCGACGAAGCGATTCACGACCTGGAACAGCGTCGCCATGCAGAGCAGCAGGCGTGTCAGGCGGCAGAGCAACGCGTGGAAGAGTTGAGGGACAGGAAGAACTCAATCGTCGCGTTGCAAGCCGCTCTTGCCAAAGCACGCGAATGGCTGGGCGATGGTAAGTACGCCGACGGACTGCACCGTGAGCACTGGACTCCAGAGTATGCCGCGTTGATCGACTGTATCGACGCCGCCCTCAACCCCACCGCCGAGGCTGCAAGCGAACGAGCAGAAGATGACCGTTGGCTTCAAATGAAAGATGACGCGGAACGAGCAGAGTACAGCGACCATGAAGAATAAAACCGTAACCCTGGACCGGGAGCTGGTGGAGCGTGCTGTCATGCGTCCGGGCAAAGAATCCCTTGCGGTAAACAACGCGGACATCATTGCCCGTGGCCGAGCGCAAGCCGAGATCCGCGAACTGCTAGCGGCTGAGCCTGTGCCGCCTGCTGGCGGGGAGCCGGAAGTGCATCGCTATCAAGTCGTAAAAATGCTTTCCGAGGATGGCAATAAGATCGACTATAAGCCGCATGGCCCGTGGGTGGTGATGGCGGACGCACACGATGCTCACGTCGCCCGGCTACAGGCTGAGGTCGCGCGACTGAAATTGGGATGGGCGGGAAGCCGAGATAGTTACCAAAAATTAATGCACGAAAAACTCGCCCTGCAATCCGAGCTGACCAAGGCGCGGGGGTTGTTCGAGGCTATTTTAAACGACCCGCGACTGGTGGTTGCTATGCCTTCTGATTTGATCGGCAACGCCAAAGCGTTGCTCGCCCACCAATCCGCGCCAGCCGCGAAGGCATTCGGCTTCAGCGTCGTCGAGGATCCAACCCTGACCCTCGGTGAAATTAAGCTCGTGCAGGCACCCGACTACTTCAAATGCATGAAAGGTGAATAACCCATGAACACAATGCGCACAGATGATCGGCAGGAAGCGCCGATCCAGTACATCAAACTCCCCGAGGTCCGGAGGATCTGCGGCCTGAGCACCGCAACCATTTACCGGATGGCGGTCAAAGGCGAGTTCCCGAAACAGGTCAAGTTGGGAGCCGCGGCTGTAGCCTGGGTCAAGGCCGAGGTCGACCAATGGGCAGCCAGCAAGGCGTCGGCCCGTGGTCAGTCGCCAGACTCCAGCGAATCCAGGTAATCAGCCCAGTCCTGCATCATCCCCCGCCTCTGCTCAACAAACTCAGCATGGTTGTACGCGTCGCCAATGTGGGATAGCTGAGCGTCGATCCATCTCTCGTTGTATCCCATCTCATTCAAGGCAGTTGATATCGTGGCGCGGATCCCGTGCCCCGTGAGCTTGCCCTTGTATCCCATCCGTGAAACGGCTGAATTGACTGTGCCATCGCTTATCGGCTTGCGCGGGTCATTGCGACCCGCGATAAGCAAGCGATAGCCACCAGTTAGCTGGTGCACACGCTTCGCCTCTTCTACTGCCTGCCGCGAAAGCGGGACCAGGTACGGTGGAATCTCCCCGCTTTGCGTTCTAACCCTCTTCTGAAGTTGTTTCACAATCCCCGGCGGTATCGTCCACAACGCATTCTCGAAATCAAACTGATCAGCGGTTGCGCTGCGCAGTTCGATAGTTCGCACTCCGGTCAGCAACAGTAACCGGATAGCACTGCGCACATACTCCGCGCACCGGCAAGCGCGCAGTGTCCTGAGAAAGCCTTTCAGCTCGTCCCGCTTCAAGAATGGGTTATGCTGCACTGGCGGCTCTGGCTGGGCCACGATATCCAGATCAGCGGCAGGGTTGATATCTATCAGCCCTTCAGCCATACCGTACCGGAATATCTCATTGAGCCATGACCGGCACTTCTTGGCCGAATTCAGGGCCCCGCGCTTCTCAACCCGGCGCATCGCCCTCAGCACGTCGGCGCGCTTGAGCTGGTCCAACGGGTACTTCCCCAGCTCGGGGATCAGGTCCTTGTCCAAGTAGAGCCGCGCCTGCACGGCGGCCCCCTTGCGAGCCTTCGACCAGCGCGGCAGCTTGAAGTCGTGCCAGCGGTTGGCAACCGCCTCAAACGTGTTCTCTTGACGGATGGCGGCTTCGGCCTTCGCCTGCCGGCGCTCAATGCGCGGGTCTATGCCCTTGGCTACCAGGGCTCGGGCCTGGTCCCGCCGCTCTCGAGCATCACGCAGACCGATCTCTGGGTAAGTTCCGAGGGATATCCGCACCTGCTTGCCGTGCCATGTGAACCGGAAGTGCCACGACTTGGTGCCGTTGGGCGCGATGTGCAGGGCAAGACCGCTGCCATCCGTGATGGTGTAGGCCTTTTCCGTGGGCTTTGCCTGGCGTACCGCTGTGTCCGTGAGGGGCAT